TAAATATAGTTAATGTTTGAGTATTTATCAATATATGGAAAAATTAGTCCCAATTACAAGATTAGGTAAGTTCTTTGGAGCTGAAGATTATTCCCTTGACATCGGTATGGGTGAGGAATGGTTATTAGGTGATATGAACTTTACAGTTATTCTTTATCGTGTAGATAGACAAAAAACTAAAGTAGACGACGTTTATGGTGAGGTATTGGAAAACGGTATTCAATTCTTAGCTCCTATCGAACTTAAAGGGTTGGTACAAATTATGGCGCCTTCTAATAAAAATTTAGGTAATTCTAAAATAGCTCAAAACGAACCAGGTAATATGAAGTTTTCAATTTATCAAAAAACTTTAGATGACCTACAAGTTAATATTTTTGTTGGTGATTATATTGGATATTATGAAACTGAAGATAGGGTTAGATATTATACTGTTATTGATGATGGACTTGTTAAGTCTGACAATAAACATACTTATGGTGGGTATAAACCATTCTATAGAACGGTTACCTCTACTTGGGTTAGTGAAAACGAATTCATAGGATTATAATGAAAGTTATTATAACAGAATCTCAGTTTGATTCTTTATTTATTGGTAAGAAAGTTATGGTGTACTATAATTTACACAAACGTACCTTTTCGGTTACATATGATAATAAAGTAATTTTACATGCGGATTATGTTAAATTGGGAGATGTTGAGTTTAGAGTTAGACCTGGTGGTAAAGAAAGGGTTAGAAAAGAAAAAAGTAAAAATGTTCATGCATTTGTTATTGGAGTGTTGTTAGATTATTGTGAATACCCTTGTGATGATATTCCAAATCCTTCATCAGATAAAATTCTAACTTATAATCCATATAAACATAATTCGTTTGTATATAAAGATAGTGAAGAACCTATATATAACGCCAAAGAGGTTGATATGATAAATTCACAAAATAAACTATTTGTAGTTAAAGAATAATGCCATTACCAAAACAAGTTAAACCAACGTTACCATTAGTACCTAAGAAGACATTGTCTGCTCGTAGGGAACAATTATTGGAATATATTAATAAAGATGGAACTTATTTACCTAAGTCAGTATTACATGCGGATTTGGATAGGGGAATGTTGGATTTTGTTAAAGGAGATTTAGAAGTTGTAACCGCGGGTAAAGTAGTACCTATGGTTGATATTATTATTACAACTCAAAACTGGTCTCAATATGTTGAAACCGCATTGTTTGTAGATTTAGATTATAATCCTTCACCACCATTTATTACTGTGGTAAGAAGCCCTGAAGTTAAGTTTGGTACTAACCCCGCACTTCAATATACAATACCTAATAGAAAACAATTTTATTATGCCTCAGTACCAACATGGAACGGTAACGAACAAGGTATGGATATCTACACAATACCTCAACCCGTACCTGTTGATATTAATTATAGTGTAAAAATTATTTGTAATAGAATGAGAGAACTTAACGAACTAAATAAAATCGTTATGCAAAAATTCTCATCAAGACAGGCGTATACTTTTATTAAGGGTCAGTATGTTCCAATTATATTAAATAATATCTCTGATGAATCTCAAATGAGTTTAGAGTCAAGAAAATATTATGTTCAATCATATGACTTCACAATGTTAGGATATCTTATTGATGAAGATGAGTTTGAAGTTAAGCCAGCGATTGCAAGAGTTTCTCAAATTATGGAGATTGACACTTCAACTTTTAAACAAAGAAGAAAGAAAAGTCCTGAAAATCCTGACGAGTTTTTATCTAATTTTTATTATGTTGTTGGTAATGACGATTTAAGTGATGTAGTGGCTTACACGGCAAATCTAACTTGGGCGAGTTCAACTAATGTTGAGTCGTATGATGTATACATTAATGGGGACTACTATGGGACTGATGTTCAAAAGATTCAAATAACAACTAACGATATTTTAAGAATTCAAATTGTTAAGCAAGATGATACTTTAGAATCAAATATTAAGTTTGATAATATCTTAGTTTAATTCTCCCCGTAGATATCTTTTTTTTCTTTACACTTTTCGATTATCAAATTTTCTAAAAATTTGTAAATCTTTATCCCACGTTTCTCACAGTACTTTTTTAATATCTCGTGTACTTCAGGGTCTATTTTAATGTTCTTTATTTCTTTCTTTATTTTCATAGGTAGAAAAAAGGCAGAATTTATTCATACCGTTTACAAATACATATTCAAAAGTCAAGTTTTTTGTAGTAGTAACGAATATTTATCATTAAAATAAATCTGCAATAGAATTAATTAAATAATGGCAACAGCACAAGCAAATCAAAAAGTTTTTGTATCACCTGGAGTATATACATCTGAAACGGACCTTTCGTTCGTGGCACAGAGTGTAGGTGTTACAACCTTGGGTTTAGTCGGGGAAACAATTAAAGGACCCGCATTCGAACCTGTTTTTATAACTAACTACGACGAGTTCCAAGCATATTTTGGTGGAACGGAACCAGTAAAATTTGTAAATACACAAATTCCAAAATATGAGGCGGCGTACATCGCCAAGTCATACTTACAACAATCTAACCAATTGTTTGTTACGAGAGTATTAGGTTTGTCGGGATATGACGCGGGTCCTTCTTGGAGTATTAGAGTTACTGCCAACGTTGACCCATTAACTATAGGTTTAATTCCTCCAACAGGTGGAACAGCCTTCACGGCAATATTCACAGGTGCTACTTCAGGTAGTACTGTTGATATGTTAAGTGGATTACCTGCGGATATTCTAAATAACTTAAATGTACAATACAGACTATCTGATGGTAGTACTTCTACATATCAAGAAGATTTTAATTCTAATTTAGGTAATATTATTGATAACCCATCGTTTTCTGCAACAACAGTTGCGTTCTACGGAGCGGTACCATCAACAACATATTGGGGATTAGTTAGTCAATACTCAACTCAATTAAATGTGTTTGGGTCTAGTTCAAACAACCTTGATACCAATGACTTAAGTGCAGATTTAAACGACCCTTGGTATTATGCAACATTTGATAACGATGCAAATCTTAATAACAACTATTCAGGTTATTCATTCTTTTATACAGTAACGTCTTTAACAACTACTGACGATGGAGCGACTTATACGGGAACTATTGAAGGAGATGTATTCAACTTCTCAGGAACTGCATATAGTGAATATAATAACATGGTTGTTGCGACTTTACGTTCAAGAGGTATCTCATTGTATTCAAATAACGCTGACCTTGGTCAACACGGTCCTGTATATGAAGTAAGTGGATTAACAGATGTTAATTTAGTTGCAACAGGACAATATTCAGGTATTACAAATTCACCATACGAAGGATTCTTACTTTCAGGTATTACTAAAGATTTTGACACTTTCTCTTTTGAAACTTCATTATCAGCAGCATCTCCTAAGTTTATAACTAAAGTATTAGGAACGGATAACTTTGGAAAATCAAGAAACGAAGTTCCGTTGTATGTTGAAGAAATATATCCTGGTTCTTTAAACTACGCATATAACCAAGGTTATATTAAAGGAATTAATCCTGAGCTAGTAGCTTTAGAAGATGCAAGAAGTGAAAACACACAATCAATCGCTTATAAAGTTGAAAAATATCAATCACCTGAAACTCCGTTCTTAGTATCTGAGTTAAGAGGTAATAAAGTATATAGATTATTCAAATTCATCTCAATCTCCGATGGTGATGCTGCTAACACAGAAGTTAAAGTTTCAATAGCAAACTTATCATTTAACAATATGACATTTGACGTATTAGTTAGAAACTTCTTTGATACAGATGCTAACCCTGTTGTTATTGAGAAATTTACAAACTGTAATATGGACCCTGCATCTAACAACTTCGTTGCTAAGAAAATTGGTTCATCTAACGGTGAATTTGCTTTGATTTCAAGATATGTGATGATTGAATTGGCTGACGAAGCTCCGATAGACGCAATCCCTTGTGGATTCTACGGTTATACTCAAAGAGAGTATGAATCGACTGCTAACATTTCACCAGTACCTAAATTCAAAACTAAATATTATTATCCAGGTGAGGTTGTATTCAACCCTCCATTTGGTTCAACAACAAACGCAACCGAATCAGCGGGTGATATAGTTAGAAGAGCTTACTTAGGTTTCTCATCTCAATTTGGTATTGATGATGCGTTCTTACAATATAAAGGTAAACAAAATCCTCCTAACTGGGTTAGTTCAGCATTACCTGTTGCAGGTGAAGCTTGGAATTACTTAAGTAAAGGATTCCA